ACATACCTCGTTGAGCACCGCCTGCAATGGAAGCGCGACGAGTTTCTGCCATTGCCTGCTCTAATTGTTCCCTGCTAACGTATTCTACGCCATTAATCTTAGTCGTTTCAAACTTCATGCTCAGGGAAGGCGCCTGAGGCATGCCTGGGGCGCCATTGCCCATGAGGTCACGAGCAGAACGTCCACCAAGCTGCACGGGAATGGAACGACCGTCTGGGAGGGGAACAATAGCTTCGTTGTACTTGCCTTCCCCTACGAGGCCAAGGGTTGGGCCGCTGACAGTTCCTCCATTAGCAAAAGCACGGAAACCGCCAAAAGCGACGCCGCCATTTGCAAACTGCATTCCGGCAGGCATTTGAGCAATCGGAATGTCGGTGCCTTGTACGATGCTGCTGGCACCACCCCCTCCGCCGAATAAACCTCCAAAGTTGCCCAGCAAGCTGCCAGCCATGGAAGCAATCATGCCAATGCCGCCAAGCACATTAGACGTGCCTCCTTCCTTGATCTGATTAATGCCAGCCACAATGCCCATGACAGCGCCGGCAGCCATGCCGAGCCCGCCAACTGCCTGTCCAAGACTTTCGTGCCATTTCTTGCCAGCAGCTCCTTCTTTTCCTAATTCCGTGCCGGCCGTACCAAGAGCATTTGCACTTTCAAACACTGAAGTGTCCACCTTGCTTAGTTGCTCGGAATAAGCATTGGCACTTTCGGAGATTGAAGCAGATAGTTCTTCACTATTAATTCCAATGGAAGACAAGAATCCCGTGTCTCCAGCAGGGAAAGGAAGATTCTGAAGCATGCCTCCTGTTTGTCCATTGAAGGGAAGCGTTTGAAGAGCAGCAGTGCCAGTTAAGAATCCTCCCGAAGTGCCGGCCGCTGTCATTTGATTAGGGACGGCAGGAGCCGCAGGCACCCCAGACGAGACTGGCGATTTTCCAGCGGCAATGCCAGTGTTCGTCTCAATATTCTGAAGATGCACTTTATGAGCTTGCAGCTCCGCAAGTTGCGCCTCCATTGAAGCAATAGTTTTTTCTCTTTGTTCTTTTTCGTTGGGCACGCCAAACATCTTGCCAAGCGTATTTTTCATGGACTCTTCAACAGGCTTCATTGCCATGTCAAATACCATGGTCAAGAATTGATCTGCAAGCGCTTGCTGAGCTTTCTTCAGTGCTTCCACCGAATCTTCGCCCATTGCGATTTCCTTGAACAAGCTCTTGTAGGTGTCAGTTACTCCCGTTACGGCATCGTTAATGCGCCCAGACACTTCTTCCATCGCCTTGAGAGCGTCCGCTTGCTTCATGGTCGCAATGGCACTTTCAAGAGAAGCAATGTTATATTCACGCTGTTGTTTTGCGGCATTTGCCAGTCCCTCTTCAAGCGCCGCAATGCTACCAGTAAGCCTTGTGACATTTGCTTGTTGATCAACGGAAAGTTTTGTTCCGCCTGCGACGGCATCGTTGTACACTTTTAATTCGGCTTTTGCCCCACTCAGGCTGTCTTTCATTACATTGACAGCCATGGCGGCTTCCTCCATAGCCGCAGCACGCTTTTCTTCATAATCAATATATTCTTGAGGCATGCCCTGCATCAGTAGATTATGTCGCATTTGCTGAAGGCTTAAATCAAGCTTTTGCTTTTCTACCGGGAAAATGTTATCAATATTCGCCTTGATGGTAGAAGCCGTTTGCACGTAAGCGATCTTCAGCGCATTTTGAATCTCCAATTGTTGCAATGCGGTTTGCGCGGACGCCTTGGCTTGCTCTTTTATTAAATCGAAGCTTTCCTTTTGGGCCTTTGTGTCCATAGAGAAAGAAGCAGACGATTGCTTTATACCAGCGCTAGGACGCACAAAATATCCACCTTGCTTGAAATAATCAAGATCCGGATAATTGCCGGCCCTTAAGCCTCTGCTTCTGCTTTGATGGAATACATTTTGTCCGCCAGTATAAACGCCAACGTGAGGCGTATCTCCCGGCTTGCCAGTCGCAACAATATCGCCAGGAGCAAGCTTGGACCAATCTTTCATTGTTGTACCAGCATTGCGCACTGTATCTGCCCATGCCGTTACTCCCGGAAGGGAAATTCCCAAACTCTTGTAAAAAGCTTTCACTGATTCAGAGCACATATTTGCAATGCCGGTAAACTTACTGGCAGCGGCAGTTGCGCTTGAAAGCTGTGCTGGAGTAAAGCCTCCAATAATCGGACCGCTGCTTATTCCTCCGCCGCCTCCAGCAGCTTGCGCGCTACGTCGCGCGGTGACTACATTTAACTGAGCTTCGTCTACCTTTTGCCGCGCTTTTCTGATTGCATCTATGGCGTTAAGCTGAACTTTTTTAAGATCTTGTGCAAATTTCAACTGCCGCGCATGTCTATCATTAAGGCCAGACAGCTCGTAGTTATTGAGTTCGTCAATTAATTGCTTTTCATGCTCAAACTGGGTGTCGCTTAACCCCATTCTGTAATCAAAGCCAATTTTGTCCATATCATTTTGAAGGCCAGCAAGTTCAATACGGCGCTGCTGTTCTTGTTTTGCCGCTTGCTCTGCATCTTGCTGGGCTTTTTTAAGAGCCTTTTCGTCTGGGGCTTCCGTTTCTGGCTTCGTAGATGGAGGAGTTGGAACGTTAAGGCCAATTCGCTTTTCATTTGACTTGGCGCGAATCAAATCTTGTTCTTGTTGACGAAGTGTATCCTTAAGAATCTTCCTTTGAGCATTTGCTTGTTGAACTAAAGCAGTTGTTGCACCAGGTGCATATTCTCCTCCCCTCGGCACTTGAATTCCTCCAAGTTCCAGCACGCGCTGCTGTCCAGTAGTTAAACGAATGGTTTTGCTTGCGTCGGCAGTTTTTCTTAATGTTTCGAGTAATTGAACAGCAGTTTCAACATCTTGTTGGCGAACTTTGGTCACACCAATTTGCATTTGCACCATTGCAGTGCCGCCTTGAGTTGCCGCATCTTTAGTTGCCTGTAAAGAGTCTTTAGCTGCTTGCTGGGCTTCATTTGCGCGATCTCGCATGGTAGCAAACGCACTTGCAACAAGCACAATGCCAGCAACAACGGCTCCGATAATAGTTGACGCCGTAAATACTTGCAAGGCCCTCGTGAGTCCTATGGTCTTAATTTGCGCCCCAGTAGCAGCTACTCCGAGGGCGTTAAAAGCACCAGCCAAGGCCTTGGCTCCAACAGTGGCTTGACTAAATCCAAGGATTGTTGAAATAGCGCGATATGCCAACAATGCGCCCATCGTACCCATTGCAACCAAACGCATCGTTTGGAAAGCCGTATACAATCCAATAACGGTTGAAATAACCGATGTCATATTTGTGCCCAGCGCTCGAAGAATAGGGCCAAAAATATTTCCAATAGCATTGGCAACATTCATCACAAAAGTACCAGCTTTCGCAAGTTCTTGCGTGAATAATTGAATGTCTTGCGCTTGCTTAGCAATCGCAGGATCCTTGGCGGCTTGTTGCAGCACTTGATACCTAGCCGCAAGCGCAGCCACATTTTGCTCTGCAGCTTTAATTTCCGATGCGTCAGCTCCTCCAATTTTCAAATCAGCGACATCCTGCTGCGCTTGCTTGAGCTGCGCAAATGTGCGCTCAATCTCGCCAGTGGCAATTTGAGCAGACATTGACAATTGCTTCAGCGATCCACCAAGAGGGCCAAGAATTGCTTGCGCCGCAGCGTTTGCCAATGGCGCGAAGCTTTCAAGAGTGCGCTGAAAATCGCCTTGGACAGTATTCAGCAAACCTTGCAATGACTTTCCTGCTGCTTGCGCTCCAGTGCCAAAGCGATTCATTAGTTCGTCAGCTACTTTCGCAAATGTATCCCTGAACTTGCTGCCAACAAACTCTCCATCTTCCATCGCCTTGCTGAATTCCTTGACGGACATGCCAGCAGCTTTTGCAAAGATTGCAAGAGCCCCAGGCAGCACATCGCCCAATTGCCCCTTAAGCTCTTCACTCATGATTTGGCCTTTGCTTGCCATTTGCCCAAAGGCATAGATGACACGCTCAGCTTTATCAGGCGTCAGTTGCAATGCAGCAGTAGCTGCGCTGATGCCCGTGAATAGCTTTTCAATGGACCCCGAATCAAAGCCCGTAGGAGCCATGGAAGCATAAAGCCTCGTAAAGCCAGTTCGAGTGGTTTCAAGATTTAAGCCAAATGCCCGTTGAACATTGTCAACGTACAAAAGCTCCTTCGCAAATGTGCCTGTATCTTGTGTGGCAGTCTGCAGCGCATTGTTATATTGCTGCTGGCTTTTTGCTGCATTAAGAATTTGCCCCGGCAAGCTTTGCACAAAAGCAAGCGCTTTATACGCAGTGCCAAACAGCAAGACTTGCTTAATAGCAAAGCCAAATTCGCTGCCGATTTCCCGTAATCCACCAATCAATGGCAATTGGCTTGCCCGAAAGTTGTCTACACTCTTTTTCGCAATATCAGTGGCAAGGCCAAATTTCAAGGCGTTTTGAGCTGCTTTTACAAAAGCAGCTTCTTCAGGGCCGCCTCCAGATGGGCCAAGTGGGATCTCTTGTCCAACCATTTTAGGCTTAGCCGTACCTCTCGCCATTCTTCCTGCACTACCGGGAATTCTTCTGGTTGTAGAAGCAAAGGCGGGCGCCATATAAAAAGGTCGCGCCTCTAATGGAGCAGGACGGTTGTATCCTCCACTTACAGCATTGAACCGCGTTTGTCCTGGTTGGGTAGTTTCGCCTGCAGAAGGTAATGCCAAGCGTGGGGAGCCAGTGATGGGACTTGTTGGAGGAAGAACGCTCCTTTGCCCTGTATAGTCAACAACTTTTACTGGAATTATCGCTTGAGCTTCTGCGCTACGCAAAGCTCCTACTACCTTTGTAATGAGAGAGCTAACTGCATCTCCAATTTTTGCTTTTACTGCTCTACTCTCAGCATCTTGCAATGCTTGAGCTAAGTAGGCGAACGCTCCCATTGCGTCTTTGATTCCCATGGTCGTCTGAGTCACATCCACTTCAATGACGGTAAATGTGCGCCTTAGGAAGTCTTCGATATTTTTTTGCAAAGCAGCATAAATACGCTTAGTATCCACTAATACGCCAGCCTCGTCGCCCGCCTGCTGTCTAATAAGTTGCTGAACAATGGCTTCTGTGCCTTGAGTAATAGAAGTTTTTTGCGTAACGCTAGGCAGTAGTCCGGCCACCCGAGGAAGTGATGGCTGTATCTTTGGCGCCTGTGCCTCGCGCATCTGAGAGACTTCTTTCTTTATCTGCTCTTCGCTCATGAAGGAACGGAAAAAGGCGCGAGCAAAAGTGTCAAGCACTTTATTAAGCCCGCTCCTATCAGGATTGCGCATTACAGCCTGAGGATCGAGATATTTCGTGATCATCTCGATAGAAGCTTCTGTGACAATCCTCTCGATCAAATTTTGAGTGTTCCTGAACTTACCAACGCCAGCCACTCCTAATTGTTTTCCAATGTCTTTGAGTTCCCCAATATCTCGTCCTTGAAGAGACTGCCTAAGACTTTCTCTGCGAGCGGGTTCAGTAACGCCTCCTCCCATGCGCTCAGCGCCCATTTGCTGAATGCGCTCCAATCCGGCTAATACTTCTTTTTCAATCTGCGCTTTTGTTTTGCCTCCTCCAATGGTTTCTAGTTCCGCGTTAATTTTTACAGTAATTCCAGACAGTTTGCTTTCTACTGCTTTTTTAAAAGCCTTGACATCAGCACTTAAAATTGATGGCTTAATGCTTGTCTTTGCAAGCAATGGTTTCTGTCGATTAATGTTTTTCTGAAGAGCCTTAAGCAGGTCTTCAGCTTTAGGCACATCCAGCTTCGTTGGAATTTCTAACGCGCCAATTTTGCTCAGCTTGTTTTTTACTGCTTTTTTGAAAACAGCAATATCCTCATTCGTAATCGAAGGCTTGACGCTAGTTTCAATACGCAGCTTGCCACCGCCTTGCTTGATTTGCTGGTTTTGAGCAAGCCTTTCTTTGATTGAAGCAACAACTTTATCGGCATCCTTGCCAGTGGCGCCATTTTTAATGCTTACGGGAATTTCAACTTTTTTTGTTTTACTTAATGCCTCAAGTCGTCCTTGAATACGCTCAAGTTGATCTTTTGTTAATCCTCCCAGAAGATTAAGCTCAATATTGATTTTCTTTTTTCCTAATGCGCGTTCTAAATTGCGCAGCTCTTTAGTAATAACAGAACGATCAAATTTGACATTGATGGGCATGCTGTAGCCCGCTGCCACCTGCCCAAGCCCTGCTAATTGCTGCCTAAAAAATCCCAGGTCAAGACTTACCCTCAGCTTCAATTCGGCGTCTTGAGCCATCTGTCTTTACGTCTACATTCCCTTCATTCTATAATCATTGCTCTTGATTGCGCCCAGCAAAAGCCTTCATCTCATCAGCAAGTAATGCAATCACGCGCCCGTCCATTCTTCTCGTCTTCATTAAACGCTGCAGAACAATCAAGCTTGCATCCGTCACGCCATCCTCTTTCTTGAGCTGCTTGGTATCAAACGGTAAGAAATCTTCAGGCTTCACTTTGCTCTTTCTTCCCGCCATCATTCCTGCCGCCATTGTGCCAAGCTTGGCTACGGCAACACTCGCAACATTGTATTTTGCAATGTCATGACGATCAAGATATTTCAGCGCACGCTTAACGTCATCAAGCGTTTGGAGGCCAAAATTTTTGGCGCTCCATCGCTCGTCTTTGAAATCAGAAGCCGAGAGCCTGAAATAGATTTCGTTCCAATCCGTCAGGCTCTTAAGTTGCTTCCTAGCTTGCGCTTCAAGCCTTTCTGCTACTGAGGGCCATTCCTCTTCGCTGCCTTTTTTGCTTCTACAGCCTCCTGCGTCTCAGCATTTTGCTCCTCAGCAATAAATTCAACCACTTTTGCAATGGCTTTACGCGGAAGATTCTTGGTGTCTTCAATCTCCCAATCGCCAAGGTCCTGCCATTCGCCATCAATGAGACCCTGCCCACGAGAACGGATGAAGGCAGTGACCATGCGGGCATTAGTGGCTTCCACCGACGATCCGCTGGTAATCATGCTCAGCGTCTCCTCTGTGAACTCAGACAGCAGCTCAGCTTCTGAAATGGAGCCACCGCCCTGCAGCAGCGCAAAGGCCTCATCTAGGGGAATCTCACGCGAGGCAGCAATGCGCTTTGCGAGCTGAACGGCACGAATGGTAGCTTGACTTTGCAGCTTGCTGATCTCCTCCTGCTCAATGGATTCAGCAACAAGCCAACTGCCATATTTCTTCAGGCGGATTTCGGGCAGCAGCTCGAAATAGCCTTCAGTCTTGGTTTGAACTAGGAAGCTGTATTTGCTCATGATCGAGAATGTTTAACAATGCGTTGAACACCTTCACTCGCTCGTGAGAAGAGCGAAATTCTGGTGGCACTTCAATCAGCATTGAATGATTTTCGTTGCTTATTCTAATGGTCGTTTCCCTACAAGAAACAAGACAAAGAATGCCCACTTCTAAGGCAGCACCGTTAATTAAGCAATTAATGGCATGCACTGTATTGTCAGCGCTCCATAGATAGTCGATTTTCATCGTCCCATTGCAGAACGAATGCGTTGTAAAAGCTGCTGCTTGATAGCGCTTTGCTCAAACCGGCTTGGAATGGCAACATCTTGAGTCCATGGCCTGGCAAACGGCACGTTCGTTCCTCTCAATGCGTCGTGTACGTATCGAGCATAAGGCTCCCCGCTGCTATTGGTGGCATCCCAATTCCAAGTGGCATCAGCGCCAGATGACGATAAAGACACATCAAAACTGTCTCTCCCGCTCTTGTAAAGATCGCCAAGATCATAGATATCACGAACGCCTGCATTAACAAAGTCTCCATTCTTCCTTTTTGTATCCCTGCCGTAATCCCATTTCTCCTCAAAGAATTGATCACGAAAGTGATCGTTCACGTCAAAGCGTGTCCAGATTTCAAAGGCCTTGGCCAACTTTGCTTCTAAAAGCTTGGCATTAATGACTGTTCCGCCAGTGATAATTGCCGACATTAGCCTGCTGGATACAATTGTTTAACAATGCGATCGGGAATGATAAATTTGCATTGCTCATAAGCAATGTCATCGCCAGGAAAATATGACGGAGTGCAATCGGGAAATCTCCTAACCATTCTTTCCATCGCCTCATTTAACGTGGCGCTGCTCGGCGTGAATTGAGCAAGCCTCACTTCCCACAATTGATTAACTTGCACCATTCCCACCATGGCACGAGGCAGTCGATTGGGGAATTCTCGCATGGTCACTTCTAGCCCTTTCACTTTCCATTCCTTTGGCACGCTTTGCCTGCCCACTACATACACAGCAGGAAGCGTTGAATTATTTGGCAATGTATAAGTGCCAATAAGATTAGGCGATGCAGAAAGCAGCTCAGTAACTGTCTCGCGCAGTTGTGAAATGTTCATTAAAAAGCCTGTTCCCGTAGGAACAGGCTAGCGAAGATTCAATAAAAGAATCAGGAATTAGGAGCGGTGGGGATGATGCTGCCAGTTTCGGAAGCATTCTGGTGGATGCCAATGCGACCACGGCTAGTCAGATCAAACGTCACTTCCACGAGGTTGTCAGCAGGATAGCTCTCGTTGTAGTTCATCACGCAAGCAACAAATGCCACGCGATCGTAGTAGTAAGTGTTGCCCGAAGCGCCAAGCTGCTTGTTGATTTCCACGTACACTTCGTGGTTCTTGTCGTAACGGCTAGCGCTTACCACTTGGAAAGCTTCGTCAAAGCTGTTCGGCAGGAACACGGTGCCGTCAACATCCTTCTGGAAGTAGGAAGTGATCGAGGCGGTAGCTTGGCTGGTAGTGATCACGCTATCAGCAAAACCGCCGCCACCCAGCAGGTAGAATTCCTGGTTGCCATCGTTGAAGGCAACAGAAGCAGTGGTAGCCGCTTGCAGAGTGTAGAGAGTAGGAGCGCCGCTAACAGTAAAAGTAGCGCCGCTTTGAGTGATAACAGGACGAGAAGTACCGCCAATGGAGCCCACGCGGACAATCACGTCCTGGCTCTTCACTAGCTCAGTGGGATGGTAGAGCATGAGAAATTCCTCAATGGAAGAAGAGAATTAAGCGTTGTCCACGCTTCCTTTGCCAATCAGTCTAAAAATTCCCCTGACTGGCGTGCCTAAGAATTGCCAATAGTGAATAGCAATTTGTTCATTTGGCAATAGCTCAAACCTTCCTTCTCTTCCATTGATCGTTGCCCTGGCGGAATCTCCAACGGTTACACCAGACAAAGTAAGAGGACTGGTCATCCTGCCTTCCATGTAGACGGCAGTTAGATCAGCCCCCAGCAGTTGGTCGTATCGTGGATTTTGCTTTTGCTTGAGTGTGGCGTAAAACGTCACGCCAGAAGAAACTGGTACATAATTGCCAGTTTCACTATCGAGAGCGTAGCCCGAAGCCACATTAAACACCAAAGTGGCATTTGCAAGTGGCTCCAGAAAATTGCTCACACCACAAACCCAACAGAAGAAAGAGGAAGATTGTTGGTCATTCGTTTAAACTCCTGACCGTATTGAGTGGCGTCAAGCCCCTCACCATATACCTTGCCGTCAGTGGCACCAATTTGAATGCCCATTTGAGCAAGTTGAATGGCAATGATATGAGCAGCAAGGAATTTGACTGCTCTATCAGTTTGATCCCCAAACACATCACTAGAAGCATCGTAAGAAGCTTCTGCAATGGCACCATTGACAATGCCAGAAGGATGTGGACTAAATTCAGGGAAGCGCTCAAGAAAGCTTGCGTAGGTGACTGCCATAATCAGGCCTTCCCAATACGAATGGCTTCAACGCGCTTTGCAATGGCATTCCTTACGCGAATGCGCCCTTCGATCTTCTTCCAGTCTGCCAGACGATCTGGATCATGGATGAGTTCAATGGCGCGGATGGCCTGCGTAAGGGGAAGTTCGCTAAGGCTTTGAACATTTTCAGGCAGGTTTTCTACCATCACTTGTTCTTTCATTTCTTCAATGGCACCAATAGCAAGAAGCTTTTTAACAGTGCCGTTCTCCTTCGCTTCCTTCCATTTTTCATCAGGGATTTCCTGATTAAGACCAGGCGTCAGTTGAATGAGCCCGCTCTTGGTAATAATGCCAAACCCTGCATCGCGAGGGGGATTTTCAAGTTCGGGACGATAAGCAATCAGCATTGTTCAAGAAAAACAATTGCTAATAGCTTAACGCCCCTCTTCTTGATTAACTATCCTCAGGTAGAGGCCTGCACGTAGATCATGCTCTTGGGATAGTACAGGGCAACGCCACCTACGCGGGCATGAGCAGGAACAATGAATTCCAGACCACGCTGTTGGGGCGGGAACAGCTCAAGAGGCTGAGGAATGTGCAGTTGCACCTTCTCAGGATCACGCTTGTACACAACCATGCGGTCGGTGTTCAGCACGCTGTTATCAGCTTCCAACTGGTTGATGGGCTCAACGTTGCGGATGTAAGGGTTGGTACGCAGGAAGTACTCAAGCACGGTCACGTCCGAAGAATCGGAGTTGCGAGTGGTGCTGATCTTGTTGTAATCCGCGTAGGACAGCAGAATGGTGTCGGGCTGCTCCTTCATCTTCGAGCCGTTGATGATGGCAGTCACGCCATAGTTCAGCAGCTCCAGCATTTCTTGGGCAGTGGTGCCGGCAGTGGTGAACCACTTGTCAGCAGCAACAACGTCCACGGTGGAGTTATTGAAGAAACCAGCGAGACCCACAGAGCTTTCGCCG